ACAAATATAGTGCGGATAAAAGTGCGAAAATCGGACACAACAAAAGGGGTCTCCTACTCCCGTAGAACACCCCTTTATTCATATGATTAGAGTTACACGATTGACTTAACCTGCCGCAGCCCCAGCTACCTTGAGGATGTTTTCTACATCACCCGTGTACATGAGTTTACGCGGACATTGATAAGTGAACTTCATTGGCACCTTATTCAAGTCGGTACCGACTTTACCGGTAGTCGAAGCATCAGCAGCTACACGACGCGCAGCATTGAGTTTGTCACCCAAGAGATAACGCTGACCGTTCTTATCTGTGACAATCAAGCCCAGACGACGGCCACGAGTGGCATTTTCGAAACCGAAGATCACTTGCGACATTTTTGCACGAGTGATGTTCAATTCATACAAACAAGATTCACCACCAGTTTCGCCCTGGTCAGTGATGGTCAGTTCACCACTGTCATCAGTGAACACAAGTCTATGGGCACAAGTACCTTCTTTCATAACCACGTCACCCTCCCATGCACCTGCTTCAGCAAATGTCATGGTTCCGTCTTCGGATGCAGGAGCCGGCAAATCCGGCCAAGTGGCTACATCATTCCAGTAAAAGTAAATCAATTCCTGGATGGTACCAGCCAAGTTATCGAGGTCCACACATGCAATGGCTTCGTCGATATTTGCTAATTCAACACAATTCTTACTCATAGCTAACAGTTTTAAGGGTTAGTTAACCAGCTGCCGGAGTAACAGGTTGGTCGTTACACAAGAACTCTGACTTGTCGAGAGTGACGAACTGCCATCCCAAGACATATTTACCAGCTGCTGTAAAGCGGTAAGGGTTACCCGAATTAAACGGTACCATTCGACTGAAATCACTCGGTTTGTCATAACCATAGACCGCATTTTCTTTTGTGGTAATCATGACGAACTGAGAACCTTCTGGCATACCAGAAAGACGGACAATTTCACATTTGCCATTAGTCTGACGTAAGAACTTCTGTCCCGCTGTCTCTGCACCGGAACCAGTCACCAAAGTACCTTGGTCATCCAACCAGTCATCATACATCTGAGCGAGGTCTTCAGACATGTACATCTTGCCACCATCCCTGCGGAAGTTTTGCGGCATCTTGCGCCACATTTCCAAAAGTTTTGTACCAATATCTGCACGAGATAAGACGCCTGTTGCGTGCATATTACCGAGTTCAGTAGAGATACCACCACCTGTTTTCTCTGTTTCGACAATAGTCAAGAGGCCATCGAAAGACGTATTCAAGTCAGTCTTTTCGGTGTCAGCATCATACTTGGCCACCAACAACACATCGTGCAATTCTTTGGAAGCGCACTTGATACCATAATTGATGAGCCAAATTTCAAACGGATGCTTGTTCGGATCCAAGCCGCCATCCACTTCGGTGATATAAGTACGGCGGTAGCGTTCCGGCTCATCGTCCATCTCCATCACACAAGGATATACCTTGAGTGTACGAGGAACGACTTTACCATTCGACACCTGACCGACGAACTTGCCAGTGTACTTGTGGGAAATCTTACCCAAAGTAGTACGACCCAACGTGATTGAGTCCTTCACGCCTGAGATGGCTGTAAAGTGCTGAAGGATATCTCCAGCTGCTTCAGTTCTCAGCGTAACCAGGAGGTCTCTGTGCTTCTTTACCGCACCAATGACCGCCGTAATGTCAATAGGAGTTGTCAAATCCATACTTCAATAAAGTTTAGAAGGTTAGCGTTCTTTCACATACTGATTCACCGGATCCTTTGCGGTTTCGGAGAAATCATCGACTTTGTTTTCCTTTGGCAATGCGTTGCCAGCAGGAACACCTTTTGGAACCATGTTGATAACAGCAGCAACAACCTGAATCTTGTTCTCCAGTCCGGAAACATTTTTGATGTTCGGAGAGATGGCATCCAAAGCTTCAGTGGCCTTAGTCACCGATTGCTTGTTGCTATCTGCTTCCTTCAATGCATTACAGATTGTCTGCAACTGGTCGGTAGTCAATTCTACCTTGCCATTGTTTTCGGTCAATCCTTCTACTCCGAGCAAGGCATTGACCATCACGAAATTTTTGTTCATGATTGTAGAGTTATTAGTTGGGTTATTGTTTTCAGTTGTTTTTTCCATTGGCTTGAAGATAGCCTTGATGGAATTCACAATACGGTTCACCAGACTCTCGGAGACTTCGGTATTTGAAAGCGTATCATCTTGTTTATCGATGATTGCCGGCAATGGGAAGTTGAGAGCTGCGCAGTTCTCAATCAAAAGATTGCGATATTCGTCTGTAATCTTGTTGATGCCAGGAATGATGTTGTCAATGAAACCCCATTCCTTTACTTCATCAGCCGACAACCAACGTTCCTGCTTCATTAAGTCGAACACATCGGCTAAACTCTTGTCTTTATCAGCACACATATCTGCGTACTTCTTGGCAATAATCAAGTCGATTGCATCCTGATTCTTCTTCTCATTTTCGAGCCGTTTAATGGTATCAGCCAATTGATCCGAGTTCATGGTGCGATAAATGTCTACACGGATAGATGATTTATGGCACAACCAAAGGCTGTCTTCATGCATTTCTCTAGTTTTGGCACCGAAAGCCATCCAAGTCACTGCAGAAGCACAGAATCCGATGAATTCTACTGTCACATTACCATGATCCTCCAATAATTTAGAGATAGCGATGGCTTCATTCACTGAGCCACCGAAGCTATTCACCTTCAAGCGAACAGCGTTCGCTTTATTTTTATTGAGGAAATATCGGATGTTGGTTCTTTGCCAACCATAATGGTCAATCATACCATTGACCTCAAGAACTACTTCATTCATAGCGTTTATTTTTAAAAGCACCACGAATTTAAGGACAAAAAAAATCCCGCACCAAGGACACTGAGCGCGGGATTTGGCTAAAAAACAGCTATTTTAGATTTAAGTAGGTAGGCTTGAGAGAACCATTGAAGGTGCGGGTTCTCGTGCGGAAAAAGAAAATCCACTACCATTCAGTTCTCCGCTTGAGCCGGATGACCTAGAATGGGTGAACTTCAAAGGAACGTCTGTCGAGCCATACATAACGATGACCCCATTGGCATCTTGTGCAAGAACCAACCATTCACCACGCTCCAAAGTTTGAATGACATTTTCATTCAACGCGCATCTTTTCGGGATAATACCTGAGATTTTTACATCCCAACAATCTCCACCATCTGCCAATTGATGTACTTCATCGGTTTTAAAGCGGTCACCTTGGTATATCGGTATTTCAATAACACCATCCGGGTTATTCAATCTCAAGATAACATCGCCAGTCATAAGATTCCGCTCACATTTAGAAACAGAAGCTACTGGAACGGCATACATATTAGAGATGCCATGCAAGTTGTCAAAGTCAAACACTAGTATTTTCATACGCTTCTTTACCTTGCTGTGAAATTGTCCCATTTTTGAACAACTGCACAATAATTATTTCGTTAATTTTCTCGTTAATATTCGTTTTTAGGGTCGATTTGTCGATTGTCTTGTCCCGATTCCAGATTCTTCGGATAGAATCGGGTGGCCAAGAGAACTCATCGAAATGGAACTTCTCATAAAACTGCCTGATACATACACTCAAGACTGGAGTCATCATATACGCTACACTCAAGTATGTAATCAACATAGTCCTGCACCTCACTTCAAGAACAGAAGATAAATACGCTTCATCGGTTGGTGACAATGACCATCCATATTGATAGAAATCAGCTTTTGAAATCTCAATGGCAATTTTACAATTACGGTATTTGTAATTGCCCGACTCTATCCGCTTGTCATACCGATGGCTCTGTTTGACCAGCTTTGCCCGGAACAGCACATCAAGTGTCTTGTCCGAAGAGATATTCACCAACTCCGGCCAATCAGGATCATCTACCTTGAAGTTCGTCAACAAATACTGTTTAACGAAAGGTGCAACCCATATCCAACACACAAACCTATCCTTTTTTCTCATTATTGAAAATAAATGGCATTATCAGCCGACAAACCGACCAACAAACCAACAGAATTATTAAAGTTACTCATTTATAATGATTTAAGCAAATTTTAAGGCAAAAAACTAACAACCAACATGACCAACAAGGGGGTATTTCGTTGGTTTTAAGAAAAATACGGCCTTTTTTGTTGGAATCCTAAAACCAACAAAAACCAACAGCAAAACCAACACGACCAACAACAACCAACACGCCACACACCTATCTAACACTCTCTTTATTAACTTTTTAATATATTATAGTATTGAAAAATTTCGGGCTTTGTTGGTTTGTTGGTTTGTTGGTCGGT